TGATTAGAATGATGTCTAAAGTTATAGGTTGCGAAGAGAAACAGCTCAAAAAGTTCTGTAAATATATCAATGTCTTTGCAGAGAATATCAAGTCATCTCCAAAATCTATCAAGAACAAAATGAAGGTTACAAACAGCATTAATGCATTAAAAAGAAGAGGAAGTCTACATATATTACCAGATGATATTCTTGAAAAAATAGTAAATAAATACAAGACCCTTTTCAAAATAAAATATAAACTAAAAGACTGGATACCTGTTAAGAAATTAGATTGGGAAATGTTATCAGAAAATCCGAATGCAATAGATTTATTAAAAGATAATCTCAATAAAATAGATTGGGAATTATTATCTTTAAATCCAAATGCTATAGATTTATTAAAAGCAAATCCTGATAAAATAAATTGGGACGTGTTATCAGAAAATCCAAATGCTATAGAATTATTAAAAGAAAATCAAGATAAAATAGATTGGGGTTCGTTATCAGCAAATTCAGGTGCTATTGAATTATTAAAAGCAAATCCGAGTAAAATAAAATGGAGATTTTTATCATCAAATTCAAATCCTGAAGCAATAGAATTATTAAAAAAATATCATTATGAAGAAATAGATTGGTTGAATTTATCTTTAAATCAAAATCCAAAAGCTATAGAATTATTAAGAGAAAATCAAGATAAAATAGATTGGTTTTATTTATCAAGAAATCCAATAGCCATAGAATTATTAAGAGAAAATCAAGATAAAATAATTTGGTACCTTTTATCAGAAAATCCAGAAGCAATTGAATTATTAAAAGAAAATCAAGATAAAATAGATTGGGTATATTTATCAGCAAATCCAAACCCAGAAGCTATAGAATTATTAAAAGCAAATCCCGAAAAAATATATTGGACATATTTATCAGAAAATCCAGAAGCAATTGAATTATTAAAAGAAAATCAAAAAAGAATAGATTGGGTATATTTATCAGGAAATCCTGCTATTTTTGATGAAATATATACTACATATAGCAAGTCTCCTCCAAAGTTAGCCAAAGCAGGCAAAGCTAAAAAAGAGTGTCCAGTCGGTAAAGAGCTTAATCAGTTAACTAAACGCTGTATAAAAATATGTGAAAAAGATAAAATAAGAGATCCTATTACAAGGAAATGCAAAAAAGAGTGTCCAGTTGGTAAAGAGCTTAATCCATTAACTAAGAGATGTATAAAAATATGCGAAAAAGATAAAATAAGAGATCCTGTTACAGGGAAATGCAAAAAAATATAAATAATTTATTTCATAATAAGAGACTACAACCTAATATATATATAGCATCACCCCCCATCCTTTGTCTGTTGTTATAGTAAATACTCTAATAAATCCATGTGGTAATAAGAATTCGTCGAGCTCTTTAATAGAAGCACTGTTTTTATACAACTCTATTTTGTGTATTTTGCAATAAATAATTTTACAATGTTTAATAAAGCACTAAGATCCTTTTTAGTGCTAATAATTCAGCTCCTTGAATTGCAATATTCATAAAATCATACATTGTTTCATCGATATTATGTAATGCTAAAAATGTATCAATCGTAATACAATATCTATTACATCCTTCTATATAAGAAAATTTAGGATATACCTTTTTATGTTCTAACATAGATAGTATAATGGATGATGATGTATCATTCGCTTTATTAAATACTACACAACTATAGTCAATATCTGTAATTATAGCATTATGATAATATCTCAGAAAAAGAATATATATTGAACGAAGTTATTATTTTTTAATTTTTTCGCATTTACCGGTTAATGGATTTCTTATTTTATCCTTATCACATATTTTAACGCAGCGTTTAGTTAGAGGATTTATTTCTTTACCTTCAGGACACTCCTTTTCAGCCTTGATTTTTTCACATTTTCCAGTTATTGGATCTCTTATTTTATCCTTATCACATATTTTAACACAGCGTTTAGTAACAGGATTTATTTCTTTACCTTCAGGACATTCTTTCTCTGATTTTACTTTGTTAACTTTAGGCTTAGCAGGAGGCTTAGCAGGAGGCATGAAGGGATCACGTATTGGTCGTTCTTCGTTTAATGATATATTTTCATAGGTATATATATCAGGAACGACATGAGGATATTTAAATTGTTCGTTTAGATAATTGTTTAAAGCCAGTTTGCTCTTGTTCCTTTTCAGTTCTTCCATTAAGTTTTCTTTAGCAGTTACATATTTTTCATATCTTTCTATATTAATTAATCTTTTATTATGATATTGCTCTATATATTTATTTTTCTTATCATTTAACAGTTGTATTTTTTTATTAATATCTTCATTGTATAATCGTATATCCTCTTTTAAACTATTAATCTTAGATATATCTATTTTGTCTTTATCACTCAAAATAGTTAATAATTTTTTTTCAATATTTCTTAATACATCCATTTAATAATATTAAGGATAAAAATAATCATTAAACTATTATATTTTCAAACATTCCTTTATAATATGTTTGGAGACTTTCTTGAGGATTCATCTGTTCTTCATATGTACTTCTTGGAATATATTTAACTATTATCTTCTCTTTTTCAGTAATGTTAGTTTTTTTACTATAATATCCTTGAACTATTAATATGGTACCTATAAAAAGTAAAAATATAGCAATTGCTTTCATTCTTAATATTGTAATATAGAATTATTTTTAATATATAATATAAAATAAGAAATGAGTGCCAGAAAAGTCTCTCAAAATCAATATTGTGTATTAATAGACAATACCCAACCTATTGTAGGGGACACTATTTTATATTATTTATTAGATAATGATAATATCAAAGATATAGTATACGCGTTAGAAGATATTATTAGTACTCAAAATGATGTAAATATTATAAAAATAATTAAAAATACTGGGTGGGAGGCTACTAATGTATCTAGTGTTACAAATACTGTTGGTGTTATAAATATAATTAGCAAAAGCGTAAGTGCAATTATACAAAAGGCTAAAGAATATCCTATGATTACATTTATTTTGATAAATAACGGCAAAGAGATTATTTTTATTGATAATAAAAACAACGACACATCGAATAAGGATGATCGATCAAAATTAGAAATTAATATTAATTCAATACTTACATCTGTTCAAAAGTATATAAATACTATGGAGGAAAATAATGAAAAAACTGCAGTTTTTTCTTCTAAGAAACCTATGGTTCCTACAAAAACAGAAAAATCTAAAGTATCTAATGAACCGGATAAACCAAAAGTATCCAATGATACGATAGTATCTGCTAATCCTGTTAAATCCAAAATTACGGATATAGCTATACTATAAATTATAAATAGCTAAAAAATAAATTGAGTAATATTAATTTTTTATTCAACATTCTTTTGACTCCATACATCTACCTTTTCAAGCTCTTCTTTGATGGTACTTAGTTCTACATTATCAACTTTCTCTTCATTCTCCTCCGATACACTGTCTCCTACTGGAGCAGCATTTGTAGCAATTGATTGCTTTCGATTTTCAAAGATAACATCGCGATTATCCATATTTTTCTTATATTCTTTCATAAGAGTATTGAGTTGCGTCTCTGCATATTCTTGATTTTCAAGGCATTCGGGATTGGGAGACCATGGGCACCAGCAACCTACTTGAGCAATATAAATGTTAAATTTACTGTCTATTTTCTTCAAAAATTCGCTGCGATTTTTAGCCTCATCAATAGTATCAAAAGTTCCTCTTACTTTAATACCGCGCATAGAAGTAATAAAGTTGTTATCGCGGTGATAATTTGATTCGAGCTCATCGTTATTTACATTTTTATAGAAGTTGTATTGCTCGTTCATCTCCTTGTAATCAAAGATAAAATTGTTATTTTCTACAATAGTATCAACCATATCCTTTTGGTCAGGATATTTTTCTTTAAGAGAATCAAGGAGAGTCTTCATATCTCTACTAAACTTCTCAATAAATTTGCTAAAAATATAAGCATCCTTTTTAACAATAACATCTTCGGGACTCAAAAAGGATAGGAGTACATAATTTTGTCCTCTGATGGGTTTATCCTCGTCCAAATAATCTACTTCTTTCGTAGATACAAGCGTTGAGTTCACTGCGTCGGCCATAATTATTTATTCTTAATATATATTATTATTATAAATCTTATATGTTTTTACAATAAAATGTTTAATTATGATAGATATAATGGAGATTACATACGCATATGTTGTATTACAGTATCTATTACTTGGATTTGTTATAGCCATGTTTGCATTACTAATAATAGACCTGAGATTTAACATTATTAGAATAGTGGGCTTAGCTATAGTGCTGGCATCTGTTTTATATTTATTGGACTTATTTAAAAATAATGATGTATATAATTTAGGATTAAAAATGAGTACATAATTGAAAAAATTTTAGAAATTTCAAAAAGTTTTTAAAAGTTCAAAGAAAAATAAATTATGTACTCGTTTTTGTAAAAGTTATAAGGAAGGAATTATTTCGTAATTTAAGTCTATACATATCTTCTTCCATATCTGATCTTGCACATAGAGCTTCTCGCGACTCTTCAATAAAGGGAAGTATTTCAAATACTCATTTAATCCAAGTATCTGAAAAAACTTATATAAAACATAACTATAAGATAAGAAATTTTTCCTATCTTTTGGGCAATGCTTTAGAAAAGGTGCTTGAATGCTTCTAAACATATTGCATAACTTATCTTCTAACTCTGTGCTAAATTGTGGTGTAGGTATTCCGTTTATCCTATTTATTATATAATTGATATGCTCATAGTACTTATTTATCCTTAGCCTTTTAAGAATATCTCTCATTTTTAAATAGGTTATTTTTTTTAAATCTGTAATCTTATCTTTTTTTATTTCCATCAAAATCTTTTCAAATATCTCATCAGGTATATCAGTACTCTCTTTGCCTTGCACTTGATTACACCATTCTCTAAAGTGATTTATCCGTTTATAACAAAAATGCGAAGTATCTTTTGTATTCTGTTTTAAAATAGGTCTATTTTGCTCTACTAATAGTAATTCCTGAAATCCACAATAATTACAAACAATTATTGCATCATATTGAAGAGACACCATGTTATTTTTGCATATTTTGCAAATTTCTATATTTTCTTCTTCAACTGTTCTAATATATTTATTGTTTATTATAGCCATATATTTATCTACTAAAGAACTCTTGTCTTGTACAATTTCCATTTTATTATCATTATTATACTCATCTAAAGTTTCTAAGTTTTCGCATTTTATGTCATCTTCAGAATCATTAACAGCAAATTTTTCAACTATGGGTTTTTTATTGTCTATATTATTTAGCGCCTCTAATACATTTATTGTATTTGCTACTACCCCTTTATTTTTCTTGCTATCCTTTTTATATATTTTTGATTTATTATTAAAATCCTTTAAATAGTTTGAATTTTGATTGATATCCGATTGTTTATTTACCGTATCATAGTATTGAAAAAGTATATCGCTTGTACTTTTATAATATTCTATTTCATCCAATTTATTTAACTCGTATAATTTTGATTTGATATCTAATATTTCTTCACATAATTCTATATTACTAAACCATAATTTACTACTTGTCTCTTTATCACTTGTATTCTTTATAGTATTTAATATATCATTTTTATGCTCTTCACAATATCTTAATTTATTCTCATAATACAACTTTTCCTTATCGCTTTTTTCAAAATCTCTTATCATATTATTATGCATAGCATCTAATGTAACAGTTTCATTTATATCAGCAGTTACCTTTTTCTTTGATGACTTTTCTTTAAACATCATTATATTTGAATTATAAATATTAAGGTTTATATATAAAATTAAAATTGTGTCTTATAATCTATATTTTTTTCTCCTCTAATAGTATAAAGAATATAGCGTAAATGGGTGGTGGTCTTCTTCAATTAGTAGCTTATGGTGCTCAGGATGTTTATTTAACTGGTAATCCTCAAATTACCTTTTTTAAAGTAGTTTATCGTCGTCATACTAACTTCGCTATTGAAGCTATTCAACAGACATTTAACGGAAATGCCGGTTATGGAAATACCGTAACATGCCAAATATCGCGCAATGGTGATTTAATAAATCGCATGTATTTACAGGTTGATGTACCTGCGAGAAAAGTGGCTACTACAGGTACCTATGTTAATTACCTCGGTTTACGTTTAATTAAATCGGTTGTTATTGAAATTGGTGGGCAACAAATAGATAAACATTATTCCGATTGGCTATACATATGGAACGAGTTATCTTTACCTATCGGTAAGCGATATGCCTATGATACCATGGTTGGAGCCGATAAAGACATATTAACTGGAAAAGGCGCTACATTATATATACCTTTCGAGTTCTGGTTTTGCAGAAACGTAGGTCTTGCTCTGCCTTTAATCGCCCTTCAATATCACGAAGTTAAAGTTAAAATCGAGTTCGATTCCCTCGCAAATTGCTGCGATACTCCGGCCAGCTTTGATAATTTACAAAATGTTTCATTATGGGTCGATTACATCTTCTTAGATACCGATGAACGCAGAAGATTTGCTCAATTATCCCACGAATATTTAATAGAACAACTTCAATTCACCGGTACCGAAACCCTTAACAAAAATACTAACCGTATTAAATTAAACTTCAATCATCCCTGCAAGGAATTAATCTGGGTAGCTAAAAGCAAAGGAGCTTACAAACCCAACAGGTGGTATGATTATAATTTATACGATGCCCTTGATGCTGATAATGATCCAAGTGGCTCTCTCATTTACACAAGCAACCTTACTATATTTGGTGTAAAACCCGAAAAATACAAGAACCCTTTTACCAGTGCCATTCTCCAATTAAACGGTAATGATCGTTTCGCTGTAAGAGAGGGCATGTATTTCTCGCACGTCCAGCCCTTCCAACATCACACTAACGTCCCCGTTAATAACCCTATTAACGTGTACTCTTTCGCCTTAAAACCCGAAGATCATCAGCCGAGCGGCACTTTAAATATGTCTCGCATAGATACCGCAACTTTGATGGTTGACGTCGTTGACCCCACTAAAGGCAACACTGTTACTTCGGCTAATTTCGACTACGAAGGCATTAATATATATGCCGTTAATTATAACGTATTACGCATATTATCCGGAATGGGTGGTTTAGCCTATTCTAATTAAAAATAATTAAGTAATTATAAAAATGTGTTATATCATTCCCTTTTTTTTTTCTCCTCTAATAGTATAAAGAATATAGCGTAAATGGGTGGTGGTCTTCTTCAATTAGTAGCTTATGGTGCTCAGGATGTTTATTTAACAGGTAATCCTCAAATTACCTTTTTTAAAGTAGTTTATCGTCGTCATACTAACTTCGCTATTGAAGCCATACAACAAACTTTCAACGGAACTCCTGATTTCGGAAATCGCGTAACCAGTCAAATATCGAGAAACGGCGATTTAATACATCGTGTATACTTAGTTGTTACGAATTACACTTCAACCAAAAAAGTATGCCCGTACTTCGGTCTTCGTTTAATGAATTATGTTGAAATCGAAATCGGTGGACAAAAAATAGATAAACATTATTCTCACTGGATGTATGTATGGAACGAGCTCACTTTACCTACCTCAAAGAAGGAAGGTTATAAAAAGATGGTCGGTGCTAATCCCACTGAAGCCGTATTAACTGCTGCTAATCTATATATTCCTTTAGAATTCTGGTTCTGCAGAAATGTCGGTTTAGCCCTTCCTCTAATTGCTCTCCAATATCACGAAGTTAAAATAAATATCCTCTTCGAAGATAAAGCTAAATGCATAGCTTCTTCGGAAACTGGCGATCTATCTCCCCTATCTTCTGCTTCGACCACTCTATGGGTCGATTATATCTTCTTGGATACTGATGAACGCCGAAGATTCGCTCAATTATCTCACGAATATTTAATAGAGCAATTACAATTCACTGGTGCCGAAAGCGTAACTAATCTAACTGATGTCGCTACTAATGTTGTACAAGTAAAACCCAAATTATCCTTCAATCATCCTTGCAAAGAGCTTGTATGGTTTGCTACCAGTGATTTTACCACCGGTACTAAAAATAACAACTGGATGAATTATGGCACTACCGTTAACTCGTATGATACTGTCGATACTGGTGTCGAATTTAATTCATCGAGCGCTGTATTATCCACAAATCCTGTTAAATCTGCTAAACTTGTACTAAACGGCAATGATCGTTTCAGCGAACGCCCAGGTTCTTATTTCAATTTAATACAACCTTACCAGCACCATGGCTGTATCCCTGCTAACCCCGGTATTAACGTATATTCTTTTGCATTAAAACCCGAAGAACATCAACCGAGCGGCACATTAAATATGTCTCGTATAGATACTGCTGTATTAAACTTGAGTTTAACTGGTTTACGTTCAAGTCTCAATGGTGCTGTTAACTTACATGTATATGCCGTTAATTACAACGTTTTAAGAATATTATCTGGTATGGGCGGTTTAGCCTATTCCAATTAATATGTTTAATATGTTAAAGTAAAAGTAATAAAGTTTTATTATGCATTGTTAAATTGCTATAATATCCCTTTTTTTTTTCTCCTCTAATAGTATAAAGAATATAGCGTAAATGGGTGGTGGTCTTCTTCAATTAGTAGCTTATGGTGCTCAGGATGTTTATTTAACTGGTAATCCTCAAATTACCTTTTTTAAAGTAGTTTATCGTCGTCATACTAACTTCGCTATTGAAGCTATTCAACAAACAGCAACTGGAAGTAATTCGCTCGGTTCGCGTGCTACGTTCCAAATAACCCGTAATGGCGATTTAATACATCGTGTTTACTTTTATGGAAAAATAAAAAACACACATGCTTCTAAAAATGCCGCTATGGTTCCCAATTTCGGTCAAAAACTATTAAAAACTATCGAGCTTGAAATCGGTGGTCAGCGTATAGATAAACATTATTCCGAATGGTTATATATATGGAACGAGCTTTCATTACCCTATGATAAACGCGAAGGCTACAATGTAATGGTTGGAGCTAACAAAGAGAATACTTGCACTAAATTATCTGCTGGCAAATCTTATGAATTATATGTTCCCCTCGAGTTCTGGTTTTGCCGTAATGTTGGTCTCGCTCTACCTTTAATCGCCTTACAATACCACGAAGTTAAAATAAATATAGAATATGAATCCGATACTAAATTATACGATACAGGCACCAATAACTTCTGTTATAAATCTGCTACTGCTAACAGCGATGCTTCTTTTGAATCCCCCACATTAGTACTTGAAGAACCCACTTTATGGGTTGATTACATCTTCTTAGATACCGATGAACGCCGAAGATTCGCTCAATTATCTCACGAATATTTAATAGAGCAATTACAATTCACCGGTACAGACAATATATCTGCTTCGGCAAATGAAGATGGCATGAAGAGCATGCGCGTGAACTTTAATCATCCTTGCAAAGAACTTGTATGGGCCATAAGAAGCACTGATGTTTCCACTGTATACTGGAATAACTTTTCCACGGCTAAAAAATACGGCTCTGGAACTGATAACGATTATTACAATTCCAAGAATCCTACCCAACAAGCTAAAATCATGCTCAACGGCAACGATCGTTTTGCTCAACGCAAAGGTGACTATTTCTCATTAGTTCAACCGTACCAACACCACGAAAATACCCCTGACGAATTCCACAAAGGTATTAACGTATACTCCTTTGCTCTAAAACCCGAAGAACACCAGCCCAGCGGAACTCTAAACATGTCTCGTATAGATACCGCTGTTCTCTCGCTATCTTCGAGTGTTTCGGGTAATATCCACATATTCGCTGTTAACTACAACGTTCTCAGAATATTATCCGGTATGGGCGGCCTTGCCTATTCCAATTAAATTTACTATGATATCTATGTTAACTACGATATCCACAGTTCAATATTCTTATTTTTTAATCTATAATTATTATCGAAAGACAATATGATATTATATAAAATCTTCGATACACTTATTGATATCTTTTGAATATAATTGTTTAACCCATGGTCTCTTCTGTTTTTTTCTTGAAAATAGTATGAGATAATATCCTCCAAGTATGGTAAGCAATCTTTATTCATCATATTCATATATTTAGCAATGTGTATCTTATAATTTACACCAGATCTCGTGTTATTATCGAGCTCACACCTAATTTTTTTAATTAAATAGTTTTCAAGCATATCACAATTATACTTATCTCTCTTTTCTTTTACAATATCTCTGAGATTTGTCTTACGGTTAACGAAATCATTAGAAAATTTATTGATCGCACTGAGCTTTTTGTAATCACTATAGCCATTCAAATGCATCGCGATGGTTGCAAAGTAATCTGTATTGGTAAAGTTCATGATTGTAAAAAATATCATAGTAAAAATATAGTCAATTTTTTATATCAAATAGAAAAATAATAGAATATTTAGATACCGACCGTGTTCTACATTCGAATTTAATTAATCATCGCAAATGGTTACCTCTTTCATGTAAGGTTCCAGGATTTCATTTACTACAAATTCAGGTTTAAAATCGTCGTAACTCATAAATATTTTTAGAAGCTGTTCGGAGAACCCAGATACAATCGCAGTCCCTTCTGTATCACAGTTAACAGGGAAGACCTCTTTACTATTTGAGTTGAGATTCCAGAATATAAACTTTGGGGCATCATAATTATTATCCTTGTATTTTTTAACAATTGTTTTATAAATAGTATCCAATGCACTGGACTTTTTATCTTCATAACTATTGGAATGCCGAGATTCCGAAGAAGCGTCGTTAAATTGCATATCAGTGAATACAAACAATTTTTTAGGCATATTCTCTTTTGGTACGTTAAATAATTTCGCATAATCGATAATTACCTCATTACATTTAACAAAGTCCGTGCTTAATCCATAAGCGATTTTCAAAAGATTCTTGATACACTCGCAAAGTGTAGGGATTGCATCAACATTTTCATTCAACTTATCACATAGCGTAACAATTTTCGGTTCTTCGCTAAATGTAATTAGTTTATTCTTAAAATTTCCCGTACAGCATACGGATGTAATGATACCAAGAGCAATTGCCACCTGTGCCGGAATACTTCCATTTGACGCATTAAACATTGATCCAGAAACATCTACAATAGAAATAGCGTTATTGAAATTACCCGATTTTTTCACATTTTCAATAATAGTTCTCCATTGCATCTCTGTAGTAGGACATTCAACAATACCTTCGCTGCTCCTCATATCTTTAATATAATTTTCTACCAATTCATGAGGAAGAATTCCAGTTACATTAATCTTCTTCTTGTTATTCTTAACATCTTCAAGATACTGCTTGTATCTCTCCTCGTCATGTTTAATAAAGGTATTCTTCAAATTCTTAGAAGCAACTGCTGGTACTTTTTCGTAATTAACATCACCCCATGCTTTAGTACACAATTTTGATTCAACAATATCAATCTGTTTTCTCAAAGGCACCAAATATTCTGTTCTGTACTTCTCCATCCTATGTATATCATCTCTTCCAAAAAGAATTGTTGCGATTTTCTTGGCATATTGCCTTCTCTTATCGTACTTATCGTTTTCACTCGAAGCCCATTTAGCACATAGAGATACACTTTTATTGTTACTCAAATTTATTTTATCTTCTCTCAATTTATCTGCAAACAATCCAATCTCATATTTATGCTCTTGGCTCTTCAATTTATATGCGATATAATTGATATCTCTCCAGCATCCGTATTTATCAACATACTTTCTAATATTGCTTATGTAAGTATGGAATTTATTTTTTCTCAACCATAGCATTGCATCATTCGAAACGCGTTTCTCTTTTTTACCCTTATCCCTATCTCTCCCATTAAAGATAATTGCTACAGTTTTTACAGGATCCTGTTTCCAACACTTTTCGAGATAATCGTAACTTGTTTCAATATCTAAATCACGCATGAATAGCATGAAATAATCTACAATAACGTTGTTAGTTGTTTTAAGAGCAACACCTCCATTGTTTGTAGTAGAAAAGTCGTCGCGTATAATGGCCATTTTATATTATTATATTAATATCCATTTATATCAATTTTTATAAAAAAATGATCTAAATAAGCTAATAAGAAAGGTTACTACATGTTACTACAGAGTCTATCATGAACTTTACTTATACTGATTAATTCGCGCATATTGCTAAGTATTTGGGATCCTATTGTGAACTCAAAAAGCTGAGTGAAATAAATAAGTCTTCTAATATCTTTGTTAAAGAGGAAACAAATTTCAAAAATATAGCGAGGGAAAAGAGAAATAAGTATAATTGTGATATGTTATATGAATAAATAGTAGTTATTATGTTTTTCTTTCATTGTATCAATATTATTAAAATAGTATTTTTTTGAATTTTCTTTTATTTTTTCCCTTCTCTTTTCAATATTTATTGTTGCAAAATATGTATGTAAACAAAATTCATCATTAATAAATTGTTCTCAATATCGCGTAATTCTAAAAAATTAGATACATTTACATCTTGAATAAGTAAAATTTGCACATCCCAATCTATACTATTGAAAAAATTGTTTTTTTACATTTGGATTAACTTTTGAATCAGACCTATATCTTCGTAATCTTGTTTTCAAATCAGAAACAGTTGAACCTATATATAATAGTATTTAGGTTCTCTATTGTTTAAAATTTTGTAAATTTTTGAATTATTATATTTATTCATTTGATATTATATATTAACAATTCTTTACACCATTTTTGTATAGACAAGACAAGTATTAACTCTTTACAATTAAGACACTATTGCTATAATGAAGTAGGTAAAAGATGCGTAGTTAAAACTAATTCACAAGAAGTTTTCAAAAAATATACAGGTGTTTTTGATATTTCAATAAATGGGGTTGAAGGTTATGAATTATATAATAAAGGTGGTATAGATGGTGATAGGTTATTAGTATTTTTAGAAAGGTTTATTACTAATAAATATAAAAACAAAGTTATTATTTTAGATAATGCGAGTTCCCATAGAAACATAAGAGTTAAGGAATTAATAAATAAGAATAATAAGTTGATTTATTCAGTTCCATATCAACATTATACAAATGTTTTTTAGTCTTCTAAAATCTAAATTACAAAAGAAACAAGGATTATATTACGAAGACTTAAATAATAATATTAAGGAGGTAATAAAAACAATACCATAATGCTATTATAAGAAAATATTAAATGGAACATATAATAGACAAACCAAATATATTAAGAAAAATAAGATAAGAAAATACAAGAATTATAAAGACTAAAACCAGCATTTTAAATGTCCAAAGGTGTAATAAAAAAAAACAAAAATAATAGGTATAATAATGATATTCATAAGACATCAATACAAATATCAAAACATTTATATAATATAATATAATATAATATAATAATTATAAGTTGAAAAATGAAAAATGAAAAATACTCTATTATGGATATCGACAAATTAGATTAGAATTCTCGCAATTCCTTAATAATCATTGAGCGGCTACCTGAGCTTGTTTGCTTGCAGAAGGAGGAAAATGGTGCGAGATTAGCTTTTGAAGAATGAAATAGTTGATATCTTCGTTGTCTCCGACATTGAGGATTTTCTTAAGTTTTTCATCAGGAAGGATGAAGCGCTTGTTTTCTGGCTTATTAAGATTGTTTTCCTTAACATAAGTATTAATAAATCGAGTAATATCAGTGCGGGATTTCTCAGTTCCGTGGGGAAGTCCGATAAAATCACAGAGCTCGTCAGAAATCTTGTTAGGCTTAGCGAAGCCAGACGGAGAGTTCTTAGCATTCTGACGTTTCTTTTGCGCTTTTTCAATAATTTTTTGCTGCTTATCATATTCCTTGCTCAATACTTTTAGTAGAGCTTGAACTTCCTTGAAGCTTGTAAAAAGAGTATTGACCTTCTCGATGATAGTACTTACGAGATTGTCTTTAACCGGAGTTCCGTCGGCATTTACTGGAACAGTCTCTGAATCTACAGCATCCGGCGTTGAAGCGAGAACTGCGGCCGCGGTAGTTACAGCAGTTTTAGGAGCCTTTACTTCTTTGGCTGCGGGGGTCTTATCATCAGCAACTTTGCCCGTTGCTACAACGCCTTTTTTAGGAAGTTGTTTTAGATCAACTGGGGGTACTACAGATGGTGTAGTTGAAGTGGGTTGAGTAGGTTTTTTCGGTAGCGCCATTATTAATTCAGTTTATGAATACATATATTATTATATGTTTATATCATTTTATAACATCAGAATTATATTTTATTTATAATAGTTAAATAATGAAAATAAAACGCATAGGTACGTATATTACGGGTTTCAAATATTATAAAAACGATATAGAAATATCTGATGGCGTTTTATTGGAAAAAATTAAGAAAATGAAAATACCTCCAGCCTACGACAATGTTACAATAATAAACAATAAGAAAATATTAGCATATGGGTATGATAGTAAGAATAGAAAACAGGTTATATATAATCCAAAATATATTAAAGAACAGAATGATAAAAAATACGATAAGATTGAAGATTTCAGTAAGTATTTTTTAAAAATAAAGAAATGTATTGCGAAAGACATAAGGTCATCTGACGAAAAAACGAAGATCATAGCTATGATAATAACCCTTATATTATCTTGCGGATTTAGAATAGGAAATAAGAAATATGAGAAGGAAAATAATTCACATGGTATCACTACTTTAAAGTTCTCTCATATAAGTATTTGCGATAGCGGAGGTAACGGAGGTAACGGAGGTAACGGAGGTAACCCACACGGTATAGCATTTGATTTTATAGGTAAAAAAGGTGTTAGAAATAAATCAGTATGTAACAATAAACATATATATCAATATTTATCAAAAAAATACGAAGATATTAAAAGCAAATCTGATATAGTAGATGCATATATATTTGCATGTAACGATGTCTGTATTAATTCGGTTGATGTGAATAATTATTTGGCGAATAAACTCGGAGTTAATATTACAACCAAAGATTTGAGAACATGGAATGCTAATAATTTATTTACTAAATTCTTTAATAAATCGGTAGATAGCAGAGATTGCAAGAATCCTATTAAAATGGCTATAGAGCTAACTGCGATACAATTACATAATACTCCCGCTGTATGCAAGAATAGCTATATTGATCCTAAAATAATTGAATTGGCACAGAATAAAATTTTACATAAAAATTGACTTTTATATTATTATATAATAATAAGATATATAATTAATTAATAGTTATGGATATTGATATTGTTAATGCGAACATTGAAGAAATGTTGGTTTATCGAGGCGATGATGTGACTATCTTTAAAGAACACTTGTTATCTATGAATAAGGAAGATTTCGAAACTGATAGAAACGTAATAGATATTCAAACGTCTAATACATCAGTTATCTATGCGCTTACTAAAAAGTTGAGAAAAATGATAATTGACGATCTTAAAGAAAAAATAAAGGACACCAACAATATCCAAGAATTTACGGGAAAATATGGTTCAAAGAAAAATGTTATAATCGTATTCAACAACGAATCTATATCAACGGCTGTAAAATCTCTTCTAAATAAATACGATAAAATTTTCCAGAAAAGCGGAGGGCAATTGCAATATTTCACGCTACAACAGCTCATGTTTAATCCTACAAAACATGTATATGTCCCTACACACACCAAACTTACCGATGAAGAAGTTAAGGAATTCATGAAAGAGTATATGGCGAGAACAAAGATGCATATGCATGTTATTTTGCAAAGTGATCCAATTGCTAAATGGATCGGATTGAAACATGGCGATATCGTGAAAATAAATAGATATAATGAAAATAGCGGGGAATCATTTTCATATAGGTCTTGTATTTGAAAATAAATAGGTATAATGAAAATAGCGGGGGGGGGAATCATTTTTTATATATGTCTTGTATTTGAAAAATATAATATATTATAAAATAATAGAGTATTTAAATAAATAATGGAAATTAATACAGGCAATTTAGAAGATTATAATACATTACATAAAAAATTAAAAAATTTAGTTTCAATTATAAAAAACACTGCAAATTCTACATTGGATAGTGATAAAGTAAATACTAAAAAATTTTTTGATACATCTTTTGATATTTTATTTCCATCATTCAGTAATTATTATAATATTGCAACCGACGGATATCAAAAAAATGGAGGAACTGTAGAAGACACCTATCTTAATTTATTAACTTGTAATGTGAATTTTAAAAATACTTTAGCCAACAGTATTAATTTAAAAATAGATCAAACCTACGCAAGTTTTAATAGTCATTCAAATATTCTCAGTAATACAAGTAACTTATATGTAGATGATATTAAAAGGCAACATCTATTTTTTTACAACAATTTATCTAATAATAACACCACACAAAATCTAAATGTGGGAATTTCTAGAAATATATATTATACTATATTTTTACTTGATGTATACATTAAAATAGTAGAAGCATTCATAAACAGTAACATACTTGATGTAAATAATGAAAATTATTGGGATTACGAAGAAATAGCTGAAATTAATGATAACTCAAGCAGCGACTCTGCAGGCTATGGACATACAACATCTTATTCTGACTATAGTTCAATAATAACTCATACAAATTTGGTAAAAACAAGTGGTACTGCAGCTAGTTTTAGAAAATATAAAAATATACATATTCTATATAAAAAATTATACGACAATGATAACGATCAAACCCCTTCAGGTAAATGGGTTACTGTAAGTGATGGTGTAAATATCAAACAAGTAAATAAAGGTATATATTTATATATAGGAGACGAATTTAAAGAAGTACAGAGCACAGACGGTAGCGGTGCATCTATTACATATCATTATTTTAATAGCAATATTAATGTAAACCAAGAAGTATTACGAAATCCGCCCACATATAATATTGATAAAAAATATACTTTTATGAAAAATTCTTCAGATTTAGCTAATTTCAGCACAGATAACTCAAATAAATATATTTATAAAGAATTCAATTTTGATAATCAAGCATCGGGAGATTTTACGGATATAAAGAAACCATATCAAAAACTAATAAGAATCTTCCTTGTGATGATTAGAAATATTAAATACCAAAAACTAAAACAAACATTACATTATATATTAATTTACTTAAAATGCTTAAAATCATTATTATTAACATCTATACGCTCTATTAATATTTATTTTAACTTAGCATGGTCTCTTACAAATTGTTTAGCATTAAATTATCCTATTTACAAGGATCCTAAATATAAATTTATAAAGTATTTATCAAACTACGCTGATGGAGACACTGACGGATTTGAGAGTAACACTGAAATAGCATATAAAACAGTAACGCCCGAATATATTAAAAATTCTTACGTATACAGATTAATAAATAAAAATGCCAATTCTATCACAGATTCATTTAAAACAATTCTAAATGATATTGATAATAATATATATCGCCATATATACGTCTTAAATGAATCAATGCATCTATCAATAACAAGCTTAGATAAATACGGTTTTAACAATAATGATGACGGTTTATTATATACTAAATTTAATTATACAAGTAATATAATAGGCCCCCATCTGACTGGTTTAAGTATAAGTACAGATAAAGAAAGCCTTCCTATATCTGAAACATTTATAAAATTAAAAAATAATTTAGCATTCCCCGATAATTATATTTTAACAATTCCCTCACTTGGTATTCGTGCTAAAATTACTAATATATCTATTAATACTACAGATAACAAATATTTAGATCTAAGAATAGCAAATTTAGAAGGAGCCAGAGCTATTCCCAGTAGTTTTGGAAGTACAAGTGCATATATTGAAAATGTATATGTAATACCCAGATCAACCTATGATATTGAAAAAAATATCATAAATCTTAAAAATAATATAGATAGAATTGATGAAAATATCAATAGTAATAAAACTAAAATTTTAAATAATACTTCATTGTATGAGTCACACAAATCAAAGAACAAAATGCTATACGACCAATTAATAGCTTATATTGTTATTGTGTCTTTCGTCGTATTTGTATTATTAACTATAAATGTTGCAAATGTTGAAAAACCACTATTAAAGATAATAACTTTAGCGTGTTTCGGTATAATAATAATATTAATATCAGTATATTATATCATCAAAACAATATATATAGATGAAAATTATGTAGAAACATTCACTGTAGTAAACCAAGATATATTTAATGATATATGCAGAGATTGTACCCATCCTTCGGAAACATCATCAAGAACTAGTGAAAACGCAGCTATTACTAAAAATAGAAAGAAAGATAAAGTATTAAGTATATTAAAATATAATGCTAAAACACTATCAAAATACATTGATTTAGCATTATTACATACAGATTCCCAAACACTTTACAATAAAGAGGCAGAAATAGAGTTTTTGGAGAAGAATAGACACGATGCTAAAAATTATGCTAACTATGTTCTTGAACACAAAAAGGATGATGCGCATTTAAATATAGATGTTATAAAATACGAAAATACTAAATATGTCGTATATTTACAGTCTATACTATTACTTTCTTTAATAATAATAGGTTCATATACGTTAAATCTATATACTAATAATAATTATATTAATATTATATCATTAATTACCATAATTATTTTAATAGTATTGTTTACATATTATATAATAAATATCAATAGAACTGTCCGAACTATTTCTTCTAATTACTATTGGGGAAGAGAATTCCCGAAAACCTACGAACGATTTTCTAACTGTAAAAAATAAAAAAATAGATTCGTTACTTCGTTACTTCGTTACTTCGTTATTATTTTTTCATATATTTCATAAAAATACTTATGAATAAATCTATATATTATTTTAATGGCAAAAATTGAAGAGAGTGAGGAGTCTTCCAAAGAGTATGACGATAATGGCGATACTGAGTATATCGTAGAATCCGAAGAAGATACAGAGGATATAGAAGATGCTTCTGACGATGCTTCTGAAGAAGATACAGAAGATATAGATGATATAGCTAAGAAGCTTGTATATGATAACAATATCTATGATGAGTATGGAAGAAAAGTTCGCGAAAGCAAAGCGAGTAAAGCGAGCAAAGTAAACGAAGTAAACGAAGTAAACGACGTAGGTACAGTAAATAATATCATAAATAATTATAATAATTTTAATAAATTACAAGATGAATATGATGAAAAAAATGATAATATGGTATATCTTATTTTGAATCCTAAAAAAAATATTAGAAACATCCCTTCTGTAAATCTTAAAAAACATCCTATAAATAAAAAAGTCTATAAATTCTATAACAGATACAATAGCAACGAGAAGAAGTATTTTGATATTTTGCCTGAATCTGATAAAATGAATTTAGTAAATATCGAAGAGCAGATAGATAGTAGTTCTATTTTTACTGACGTACCTATTCGTTTCAAGATACTTAATTCAAGCATTAATACACATACAAAAAAAAATATTGTGAGCAAAATTGAAAATTTCAATAAAATGAACAGCTATTCTTCAGAATATAACAAAATGAGCGCATGGTTATTATCGTTAAATAATATACCATTTAATAAATTCTATGAGATACCTATTAGCATTACAGACGGTCACGAAAAGATATCTGGTTTTCTAAATAATATCAGAACACTAATGGACGATACAATTTTCGGACACAAAGATGCTAAAGAACAAATAATACGAATTTTAGCCCAACTAATATCTTTTCCCAAAGCATCAGGGTATATTATAGGAATTCAAGGAAGTGCCGGAGTCGGAAAAACTAAACTTATTAAAGAGGGTATTTGTAATGCTCTAAATTACCCAAATGCATTTATATCTCTTAGTGGCACAGACGATTCTTCCTTTCTCAAGGGGCATTCTTATACATACGAAGGGTCTTCCTATGGAAAAATATGCGAGACATTGATGAAGACAGGAATTATGAATCCTCTTATATTATTCGACGAATTAGATAAGGTTTCTAATACATACAAAGGTCAAGAAATTATCAATACATTAATTCATATTACAGATCCAGTCCAGAATGATAAATTTAATGATAGGTATTTTGAAGAAATAGATTTTGATATATCGCGGTCGATGATTATATTCACATACAACGACGATTCATTGATCAATCCAATCTTAAGAGACCGAATGATAGTTATAAATGTTAATGGTTACAATATCGAAGAAAAGATAATATTGGCAAGAGATTACATTATACCCGAAATATTAAAGCAGTACAATTTTAATAAAGGGGACATTCTGTTTACAGAGGATTTAATAAAGCATATAATTAATGATATCGAAACAGAGGATGGAGTCCGCAATTTAAAGCGAGCAATTAATGATATAGTTTCGTGGATTAATATGATGTTATATGTTCCTAGAGATTCTATTAAAATATCATTGCCATTTAGTGCATCTAAAACATTCTATGATACATATTGTAAAAAAAAGAATATTATATCTTGTAATAAATTTAATAGTTTATATTTATAATTTTTTATATATTTAATAATAGAGCATTGATATATGAGCTATATAGACCTTGATACTTTTGTATTTTTTGGATGTTGGAATAATATTGATTGCGAATATAAATATTTATATCGCGATATAGTATTACAAAGTATTAAATTACTTGAAACAGGCACTAATAATGTATTTATTGCGGGAGATAACTGGTATAATTTGTTAGTTAAAAATAGCGCGGATTTAGAGAATATAATTACAAAGGAAATAAAGAGCGGTAAGCCCGTTGAAATAACACATTATTTAACTCCGATATTAATTTCGGGTTACTATACATTATATAATATGAATAAGAATATTTACATATGCGTAGGTAATCACGATGAAGCCGAAGATGAACAGGAAGATATTGACCCAGTAATACAGAAAGGCCTCAAAAAGAACTGTATGATTGAAACGCAGAAATATTATTTAAAAAATATTAACAATTCTATTAAGGCGAATCCTATAGATAACAAAAATTATATAGATTATTCAGAGGAAGATGTTTTAACATATCCTGCAATTCAATTTATACATAACGATAAACCACCGAGCTTAGAGCAATTGAATCAATTAGCTCAATTGGAAGAAGAGTATACGCTAGAATTAGAAAAAAAACATGAAAATATGAATGAAATTAAATTATACTCAGGAGATCATATTGAGATTGTCGATAATAATGAAGCTGCTTATATTGTTGTGATAATAAATACAAATATATTGAGTTTAGAATATATATATAGAGTAGCCATGAGAATTGAGAGAAAACTCGGCGAATACGATAACGATACTATGGGTACTATGGATACTATGGGTACTAAAGCATCTAAAGGAAAACCTGCGAAAAAACAGCTATTTGTTATGGGTCACATACCATTATTTAGCGATAAAAAAAACCAGCTTAATAAAAATAAAGAGATGAGTGAAGATATATTAGAAGCACTCTATGATATGTTAGTAAAATACAATTCTATTTATTTGTGCGCAGATACACATAATTTTAATATTATGAAGATAACTAATCAGCAAAATTCAAAAAGTCTTATACAGATAACTTGCGGGACAGGAGGAGCAAAACCAGATCTAATAGAAGAAAAAATTGGGTTAGACTACTTATCTAATCCGACACCAATTAAAAATTATTATATATATTATAACTCAATAAATTCATATGGGTACTGTAGCATATCAATTAAACAAAAAGAGATAGTTGTTGTATATAATAAAATAATAGATGCCTTAAAACAAAAAGAAGAGACGCAAGAAATGCATTATTCCAAATACATATATATTATTGAAAACAACGAATTATCTCATTTTACAGTTAGAGAGAATAGAGAACTGTTTAAAAATATTGAAGAAAATATTGAAAAAATAGCAAATGTTTCAAAATTACACCGCGATATATATTGTGCCGAAGATTATATGAATATGAATCATGTTATTAAGAGCGAGAAAAACGCCACAGACAAACAGGTAATCTGTTTCAACAAAGCATATAAGAAGGAAAAGAAAAATAAAAAGAAATAGACCATATAATCTAAAGATATATGAAAAATTATAATATAATATTAATATAAATATGCTGTACCAATATCTTCAACTATTTCTATTATTTGTAATTTTTATAATATTTATATCGTTAATTATTTATTATATTATATATTATTCGTTTGATATTACTAATACTTACAGTAACATTTATTACATGTCTGCAAACGAGACTTCCGCGTTTTTAAAAAAAGACAATGACTACTATATATCGGGTTTATCGACTTATGATTTATATGCAAGAGATACGTCTTCGACTATAAAATATTTAGCAGATATACAGACACTTGCTACTTCTTTTACTGATAAAGATATTGAGCTTTTAAATAATTGTACAAGTATAGCAGATTATTTACTACGTAATATAAAGATAAATAATATAAAAGATATTGCATACGCAAAATTTATAAATTTCAAAGAAATTGCAAATATCAAATGGGTTTTTTCTAAAACCGAAAGCAACGGAAAACTAAGTTACGAAAGCGGATTACCGCATACACGGAAAAACATAATATTTTTATCAGACAAGGTATTGATAAACGACGAGGACGAATTGATTAAAGTATTAATACACGAAAAGATACATATATACCAGCGCAACAATAGTGATTTATTCAAATCTATAATAATCAATATGGGATATGTTGAGGTTACCGAAGATATGATTGCTAATAATTCGGAATTAATAAGACAGATTAAATATAAACGATCAAACCCAGATATAAACAAGAAACTTTATAAAAACACTGCTACTAATAAAATACTAATATGCTTTTATAAAAGTGATAAGCCGTCTAGTATAAGTGATGTTTCAGGAAATTATTATGAAGAACATCCTTATGAAAAAATAGCATACGAACTATCTGAATATATTTATAATATAAATAAAATTGAAAAATATAAGAACATATAAGAAGATAAAATAATATTTACAGTAAGTATATAAATGGACGAAGTTGTTAAACAAGCTCCCGATGGAATGAATTATGAAGATATTGAATTAATATTTAATAATAACAATAAGGATGTATTGAAGACACTTATTGAACTATGGAAAATTCAAGAAAAAATTATTAAAAATATATCAGAATCTCAATGTAGGTGGGAAGGTATAAGAGATATATGCGATTCGCACGATAACGAGATGCAAAAAAAAATAAACGAATGTAAAAAGAACCTTATCGATTAATCTATTAAAGAGACTATTGTCGATTATCGCAATAGATTGTTGATATGGCTTATTTCTGTTTTATAATCTTCAGACGGAGTTTCTAAGATTATAAGAGGTATCTTTTTTTTCGTTAGATTGTGTATAAAATTATTCATATCATCGATAGGTATTTGTCCGTCTAACATTATTGAATGGCGATCTTTTAAGTCGCCCTTTTTAACTAAGCTATTATTGAGATGAATAGCAATAACATCGCTACTATTTTTTTTAAATAGAATATTATATGCTTCTATCAATTCATAACCCAATGCCCATGTATGTGCGGTATCAAAGCATATTCCTAAATATTTTTGCTGTTCCTTTGAAAAGCCATTATAAAAGTCTATGAAATCATTTAAATCTGTTAGTAATTCAGTACCTTGCCCAGCGGGAGTTTCAATAATTAATTTGGTTTTCATTTTTTTATTTCCCATCTCCTTGACTATATAATCGATAGCTATTTTCATATTTTCTAATCCTTTTTCTGGAGTTGAACCAACATATTTTCCCACATGCAATACAACACCTACGGCACTCATCATATCTGCAATTATTAACTGATTTAATAGCAGTTTAATCCAATAACAATCTTCGAGTAACATGGTTCTCTTGCATTCCATAGCATCCTTTGCTATATTTATAGTATAAGGAGCATGTATTATTAGCTTGAACTTTTCTTCCTTTAAATATTTTTGTATAGATGGAGCTATCTTGATATAACTTTCCATATTTGTAATTGTATTGCTTCGCGGATTAGATACGAATATTTGTAAAGCATTTCCCCCGTTATTTTTGATATTATTCATAGTCTCAATAATACCACGATCATCGCGGTTTATATGCGCACCTACATATATCTGTTTAATCATCTTAATATTTTATCAACTTATATTATAATATCAATTTTTAGTTTGATATCATAAAACTATTAACAACAATACAATGTTTTGAGAGAAGAGCAGATTGAACAATAATTAATGTTACAGATAAGATGAGAGAATCTTATGAAAAAAGTAACGTAAAATATTTTACAAACAAGGAGTGTGAAAAATTTATTAAGATTAAACTAAAGCATATGATAATAATTAAAAAACTAATTATTTTATAGAACTTATTTTATCATTCTTTTTACTTCTACTGATTATTAAGAATAATAGATTTGTTATAATTTTATATTTTTACACCTTTGGACATTTAAAATGCCGAATTTAGTCTTTATAATTCTTGTATTTTCTTACCTTATTTTTATTAATATATTTGGGTTGTCTATTATATGTTCCTTTTAATATTTTCTTATAGTAGCCTTCTGGTATCGTTTTTATTACCTCTTTGATATTATTATTTAAGTCTTCGTATAATAATCCTTTTTTCTTTTGTAATTTAGATTTTAGAAGACTAAAAAACATTTCTATAATGTTGATATGATACTGAATAAATCAAATTATTATTCTTATGTTTATTAATTCCTTAACTCTTATGTTTCTATGGGAACTTGCATTATCTAAAATGATAACCTTGTTTTTATATTTATTAGTAATAAACCTTTCTAAAAATACTAATAACCTATCACCATCTATACCACCTTTATTATATAATTCATAACCTTCAACCCCATTTATTGAAATAGCAAAAACACCTGTATATTTTTTGAAAACTTCTTGAAATAAAAAATTATGATATCGCTATATTCTTACTTCATCGCTTATAGTCTTACTACATTTCGTCAGAATAGTAGTCGCTATCCTCTTCGGTAATTGCATCATAGTCGTAACATTCGTCACTATCATAATTATACGACATAGTTTCGTCGTCATCAATATCTTCATCAAAATAAATAACATTGCTAATATCGTCATTTAATTCTTTCTTTCTTTGAATATTATTATAATTATTATAATATTCATATTTTTTATTAATATTAGTATAATGACTGTTGATATCGCAATTTTCATTTTCAATTTTTTCACTAAGTTCATAGCTAAGATAATCTCTTCGGGCTTTTGTAAAGAAGCTTTTAGGAGGATCTAATGATTTATTGAATGGATCTGTTACACAATTATAATATTCGTTCTCTAAACTTTTTCTATCATAATCTTTATTATCTCCATAAAAATCTATATAGTTACTAATAACAGACTGCATTCTCTTCCTTTTAATATCATCAAGGTCACATTTGCATACCATAAGATACTTTGTATATCCATCGTACAATTCTTTAATATTATAGATTAAAGAGCTCGTATCCTTTACTGTATTATCAGCGTTTAAAATATTAGCAAAATCAACGAAAGAATAATACTTCATATTAATAATAATAATACTTCATATTAATATTATGTTATATCAATTTTTATTTTTTAGCAGCATGCTTAGTCGCTAAATAATTTTGCAAATATTCTATTGATTTGCTCGTTAATTTTGTCGGTATCCACGTTTTGCGAATGTTTATATTCGACATACAAGGTTTTTATAGTTTCTTCTCTATTGCTATCGAGATCATATCTAATAATAATCGATAGTCGATTAGATATCTTATACTCTTTAATAGTATATTCGCAAATATTATCAATATCGTTTGTGCAAGGGAATGTATAGTTGGGTTGCTTATCTTGTTTTGAAGAGATAACCAGAATATTATCTATAATATCCAACTCTTTTTTAATCTTGGTATACACATATTGATTATCATTTGATAATTCATAAGTATATACTCTTTCTTTATTAAAATATGATTTGTATTTTTCAGTACGACTTTTCTTATAGATATTATCGACCATTTTATCTATCTTGTCGCTTATCATAACATTAATAGTATTTTCAGTCTTACTATTTATTATGTACAGTTCTATCGTATTAATATTTACATCATTTGATATATATTTTCCGATATCTATACGCGTATACATTATTATATAAATATATATATCTATAATGTATATATCATTTTTTTAGGATTTATATATAAAAAATTGATAGAACTATATAAATATATTTTAAGGTAATTATGAGTATAGAATATAAACTATATGATTTAAATGAAGAAATCGAAAAATACTCAAATAAAGATACGAACATTCCTGATGAACAAAAGAATTTATATAATAAACATAAGGTTCGCGAAGATTTTTGTAATCTATTGCAAAATACTTTGCATATTTCTACATTAGAAGCTACTGACTTGGAGATAGGAGTTTTCAATTGCACTATAGACTATTCTATTTCTAACAAGATCCAGTTATCATGGAAATGTCTCTTGTTCATAGATACGTATATTAATATTGCTCGGAGCATCTACTCCAATCTCAAATCAGATAGCTATGTAGGAAATACAGAGCTGTTGAAAAGAATGGTCGAATACAAGGAATTTAACCCACATATGCTTCCGTATATGCAGAGTCACAATATATTCCCTGAAAGATGGAAAAGTATTATTGATAAAAATAATTTGCGTATTAAAGAGGCCTATGAATTTAATATTGTAGCTATGTCTGATATGATTACTTGTATGAGATGTAAAAGTAAAAAGGTAAGTTATTATGAATTACAAACGAGGTCAGGAGATGAAGCATCCACTTTATTCATGGAATGTCTAATCTGTGGCAAGAAATGGAAACAATAGGCCATCGGTATTAGACTCTTTATGCGTTTATATCTATTATGTAGTCAAAACATTCTGTTAATATATAATAAGCTATTCCTATATATATTTTATTTTCGTCGTTATCTACCAATTCAATGATATTATTGTAATATCTTTTATTTAATATGTAATGCTGTATGGCGTTCTGAATTCCGTAATTATATATAATATCTTCAATATTATTTTTTTCATATATTGGAAGAAGAATATGGTCTAATATATATTTGTTAGTATTATTAATTAAATATATTCTATCTTCGTGTTTAATATCTTTGATTTTGCTATAGATACATTCGGCGATTAAATTATTAGAGTCTTTTAATATTATTTTATACTTATATGGCATTATATTAATAATATGTTTACTCTTTTTTTTATATATAAAAATAAAAATTGATTCGGTTCTTATGATTATATACTATCCAATATCTTAAAATGTCTACTAATTCTACTACCGATAATACCCCTGTCTTCAAAAATGTAGTAGATTCAATTCCCATCATGTATTCGACTAATTACACTAATGTAAGCTGTACTGTTAGCGTTGGTAAAGGAAAGGACGTGGCTATCTATGAAAACAAGCAAGACCGTACAAACTTTAAGGAAAAATACCCAATCGAAGTATTCCAATTAGGAGATAAGGAAGGATATGTTGTTATTGCAGAGGAAGGCCCTATTGTATTTCGAATTGAAAATCCGGATATTTATAAAAAGGGAGCTGTGGATGAAGAATTCAGTTTGGGATTTGCAATTGATACAGTAGAACCCGTATATAGCTCGGAATCACAGTACAATCCCAACAATTATAAGAGGGATGGTGTAGTCTGCGCAATCCCTATTTCAAAAACAAATGAATATTGCAAGTATGACTATGATCAGAACTTGAAAGCAAGTTATCAACTAACTACGTCAAAGGTAATTGACCCTTCTTATGAATTGACTGAAGAAGATATTAAGCTTGGTATGGAAAGAACATCAAGTGCTACTGGTGTATTCTATCTAACCTTTATGGTTCTAAGTAGAACAAAACTTCCCGTAGCTACTTATAGATCTTACGATAGTTACGATGAAGATTTAACTCGTAGTACTACACGAAGCTCTACACGTGGAACTACGCGTGGAACTACTCGAGGTATGCAAGCAGAACCTTCTAATAATATGCAACGTGTCGAAAGTACAGCAGCGAGAGTAGGATATGGTAATGCTGCTTATTCAGCTTCTGTAAATACCGACTTTAAATATGCAGAAAATACTGTTAGATATGTTCTTCCTATCCGTGTAAGAATTAGGAAGGATTCTGAATTGAGCAATATCAATTGCTCAAAAACTCTCGATGGAGCATTGCATAATAATAAACTCATGCAAACAGCCGCTATTCCTTATTACGATTAACATAGGTGATAGCTGTGTGATGTAAGAATGTATATTATATATATATTATTTTTTACTTTTTTTTTCATCTACAGTGTCTATTGATATCAATATAATGGATATACATCCGAGCATTATACCAATAATGCTTCGGTACGATAGTTTAATATTTTTTTCATAATAGATAACAAATAATAATATAAATATTATTTCGAGAGCTACAAATACCCTAAAGTATGCTGGATTTGGACATGTTTTTATGATATAATATCCGAGTAGTATTACAAAAAATAGTACTATAGAATAGATGTAATACTTTGGTTTACTAATTTCTCCAGAAATATAATTTATTTTGTTAAATGATAGTATATATAATATACTCAATATTCCCACAATTATGTTTGTTATGATAGGAAATACATTACTTGGAGTATCATCATAACGCAAAAATAAAATTAATCCTGCAACTATTATGCTATGTATTACTGATAAATATATCCATTCCATTATCTGTATATTTGTATATCTATATATAGTACGCATTTATAATTCTAATTCTAATTCAACCATTTTTCCAAAAGTCTTCTGCAGTAATAAATAGCATTCCCATTCTATTCGCAGTAGTTTCATCTGTCTTTCTATCTCCTACGAAGATGCATTTCGAGGGATTTAATTTTAGAGTTTCTACAAAGTTGATCACTTGGCCTACCTGAGGTTTTCTACAATAGCAACTTAATGGAAAAGCGCTATGGGGACAATAAGAAATAGCAAACTCTTTTTCATTTAACCCCAGCATTTCGCGAGTCTTATTCATACATTCTATGACCTGATTTTCGCTAACAACTCCCTTTGAAATACCAGACTGATTACTTATTCCAAGTAGTTTATATTTATTTTTTTGAAGAGCTTTCAATTTTTTCCTCTGTTCTTCCAGAGGTATAAATTTTATTGGTTCTACTTCTTCTGGAATTATAGGATATTTATGCTTAAGATGTTCCGTATCTCGCAAAGTTCCGTCTATATCGAAAAATACCGCCTTATTTCTATATCTTCTACCATCCCATTTAACAGATGGGGCCTGTATAGTTATTACTTTTTCAAATCCCTCATCTAATTTCGGAATCTCTATTTTTTTTCGCATAGAGAACAAGGTAGCTGGCGGAAATACATTAGGGTCTTTATGAGCCTCTGTATTTTTCTCGGCTTTTCCAGTCATATATAACTGCTTATATCTATCAAACATCCTATGTAATGTTTTTACCTGACTATCTTCAATTGTATTTGCAATATAATGAGCTTCTATGGGAACATTTACACTATGAGCCAATTTAATAAAAGGTTTTCTTGTATCTGCTGTAATATTTGTATTATCAATAATTATACAATAATTATTTTTAGATTCTAAAAGTTCATTCAATTTCGGTAAAATATCCGCAATTGCACCACCTAACGTATCGCGCGATAATATAATGCCGTTTTTAGAATATTTCTTTAACAATTTTTTAGAATATGTAGATTTACCAGATGCAGGGAATCCTACAATAACTATGATCCTCTTTCCTTTCGCACAGTTTTTATTCTGGACTTTACAATCCATAATAATAATTAGAATTTATCTTACTATAAATAATCATTTTTTATATTCTATATTCTTTAATAGTACAACATTATACTATGTAAAAGAGACAAAAAAGACAAAGTAATCCATTCTATTGTAGATATATTATATAAAATGAATATATAGATAAAATATTGCAAAATTTAATAAATAGAAGATTTCATATGCAAATATGGTATCGTTACATTCTTTTACCAGAAGAGCAAATAATATTATCTGAATGAATAAGAGAAATAATAAAATATAGCAGGTTTTATTGCAGCATATTACGAACATAAAAAGTAGTATAGATAGAAATGCTATGCAAGAAAATATATAGTGAAGTGTATGCCCTTCATTGAAATATATTAGACCATATATGGAGAGTAATAATATACTTATTGTTATTAGAGAATATATATTGTCTCTTTTGCGTTCATATAATATTATTGCTATACCCATCAATAACATAAAAAACAATATTATATATTTTGCTTTTTCGTTTGATATTATACTCGAGATACTGTTGTTATTATTGTAATAAGCAGATATGTAAATAATAGGAAATAGATATATAATAAGTGCAGTAAGCAACAATATATTTTTATTGACCATTTATACTATAATAATAATTATAATAAAAATTGATTTAAGATTATTATATTTATTATTAAATATAAGGCGAATATAATGACTACAATTTATAATCCTATATTTATAAAAAACTACAATATTTATGATATATTCTATAATGATAGAGGAAATATAATTATAATTAAGCCAGGGCATTGCAAAATAAATAATATTAGAATGTATATTAATGATATACTTTTAAATTTTCAAGTAGAAATTTGTTCCCATGGTCATGCACATATTTATTATTTATATAATGAAACCTTTGTATATGATGAAAATAAAACATATGATATAATAATAGACGATGAGAATGTAACAACGAAAATTAATAATTATCCTAAATTTGAAAATGAAATAATAATGTCTACTATTGTTAAAAATGAAGATAAATATATATTGCAATGGATACAATATCATAATAAGCTTGGTATAACAAGATTTATTATTTATGATAATTCTACAGATAATACTTTACATACATTATTAAGTAAAAATATTACTAATAATATATTTATCGTAATTAACTGGCAATATGAACATATATTTCAACAAACGCAACAAAACCATTCTATACATGCTTTCAATAAATCTAAATATATTGGATTATTTGATATAGATGAATATATTAATTTGCAAGAACCATATATTCAAATAGATAATTTTTTATCAGATATTATAAAGATTGATGATGTAAATATAGATGCTATTGGAGGATTTCAACTATTAAATAAACTATTTTTTAATCCAAATAATTTACCAGATGATAATTATAATTTTTTACAAATATATAATTGCGATACTATTTCATTATCTGGGCGCGCTAAGTGTTTTGTAATACCTAAAAATGTAAAAACATTTTCTGTTCATGTTATAACTAATGGATTACCTATAAAATATATAGGTGAAAATTATGCATATTTTAATCATTATTTTTTTCTAAATAAAACAGATAGAGGGTTTGATAATACTTCTTTAATTGATAAAAGTATTACGCGATTAACTAAATTATTTAATTTACATTAAATTAGGTGTTGTAAGTAACAATATATTTTTTACTTTAATAATAATAAAAATTGATTTAAGATTATAAAAATATTATTTATATAACAGAATGGCCAGTGTAAATACTACTAATATTAAGCAGACTCTGCATATTACCTCGGATATTTATAATATTATTATGAAAAATCAGGTACTTATTAGTAATTATAACAGACAGAATCTAAACTCTACATATCGTAAAGCTCTTCCTAAAAATAAGAATTTCGAAGATGTAATTAAGCAGAATATGAGAAATATTAAGAAGATGCAATTCTTCTGTAGTAACTTCTGTGGCGGTAATATCGATGAATGCACGTGTATGCATCGAGTAGTTTGAATAACCCCTATCCATACCTCGATATCTCCATATCTCGATATCTCCATATCTATTTATCGATATTGAGCTTTTTATGAACAGTTTCTATGGCTCCTTCAATCCATGCTTGTCTATCACTATATGCCTCTCCTAATATGTATATGTTTTTAGAGATAAAGAGGTCATCTATATTTTTTTGTATTTTTTTTGAATCAACTCCTATTTTCCAAAGATGATCCCCAGCTTCCCAGTAATGCATCGTAATCCATTCAGGATCTTTTATGTTTTTTTCGGGAAACATCTCATTTAATATTTTTGTTAGATATTTCATAATATCCTTATCATTTTTAAAGTTATTCCAAAAATCAGCATTATAGCTATCACTATAGCTTATTTGTATCAAGCCGCTTTCATAATCTATAGGAATTATGAACTGTATTTTATTTTGCACAAGTGTCTTAGGCATGTTCTTAAACCATACGTCCTTATATCTCGCATATATACGTAGAAGTTTTCCATCAGTAACTGTATTGAATAAATGCTCGTATTGTGTAAAATATGCAATATCCATATAATCCTTTCTTTTTATTGTTAAATAGAGCTTCGAGTAATTATATTTAACCCTATTTACAATAATATATTTGTTGGCTTCATATACATCCTCGAGAGTTGACGATAGCTTTATAGTAATCCCAGCATTTTCAATATATTTACATAGAGAATCGCTTAATATGCTTATTCCATCGCGTAAAACGTAAAAGTCATTGTTTTTTATATCAAAGTCTTTTCGTAATGTTAGTAATCCGTTATATGCATTCATATCATACATTTCCGCGATATAACCAAGAGAGGTTTTTAATAGCTCTACTTCATTTGTTGGTAATATTAGAGAGAAGTAATTGTGCAAATTATAATTATTAAGATCATATTTATTAAGATTAACCTTATTCCCAATAGCATATCTCCACAAGTCATTTAGGCTTTTATATTGAGATTTATAATGTTTCAATAACTGCTGTTCATTCATTAATTTGCCGTCAACAAAATAATTGTTGTTTTTATTGATATTTATGATCTGATCTTCAAGATGAAAGTCCTTTATTAATTTCATAACATATTTGTGCTTCTTTCCCAATCTTCCTGCTCCTGCCGAGTATTTATATCCACGGTTTTCATGTGTATATATGCGCCCTCCTATTCTATCGGATTTTTCAAAGATGATAATATCAGTAGCTTGTACTCCTTGAGATAACAGTTTATAAGCGAGATATAGCCCAGTTATACCTGCACCGATTATCAAATGCTTCATTATATACCTTTTATATTTCCAAAATAATTTTATTATTCTCAACTTCTAAAAACGAGTACATAATTTATTTTTCTCTCAACTTTTAAAAACTTTTTGAAATTTCTAAAATTTTTTCAATTATGTACTCGTTTTTAGAAGTCCATTATCTTGAATATATTAAGGCTACTGCATTTTTCCTCATTTTCCGTTCATACTCATCGCTAATCTCTTTTAATTTATTAGTATTACTTGATAAATCATCATATTCATATGATTTCCCTGATCTTCTTATAATTGTAGTATAATGCCCCGAGTGTATTGTTGAGCCCTTGTGTAATATTATAGAACGTAATTTTAACTCCTTCTTATCATCTCTAACCTTTATTGTATCTGGATATATGATTGATGTATTTAATTTTTCTGTTCCTGTATTTCTATATAGCTCAATTATTAGTATACCATTAGTCTTATAAATCTCATAGATTTTTTCATAATATTTAACAAGTTTTCCCTTAGAATTCTTATAATAATTACGAGCATCTAATTCATATTTATCTTGTCTCATAGGTATTACCGAAGATATATTAAGAGCTTTAGCGCCTATTAGATAATGCGATGATACCTCAACTATCATATTTTTAATATATTTATTAGTACCTTCTTTAACTTTAACGTTGCTTTTGAAATCAAATATTTTATCTAAAAAAGTTAGTAATTCAAATACATCTATTTGCTTCGTAATCCAATTATCAGAATTATTAAAAAATATTTGGCCTCCCGAATTATCCTTAACAAGCTCATTATAGTATTTTTCTAAATACTTTCTGATACAAGAACAATTATTTGTTTTTATAGCTTCATTCTTATTGATATGTCTATATATTTTATGTAATTCTTTTTGTATTTTTGAAGCATATCTGGGAACTAATTTATTTGCAAAAAATGCATTATATATCACTCGGCTCTTGAAATGAAAGAGAGCTACTAAAAGACTATCAATGTAACAACTGTTATGCTCGTTAACAATGGCAATATTATAGTTTTGATTACGAATCTTTTTTCCAATTATACCATTGATATTCACACATCTATTTGTAGGTAGATTTAGTATTTTTAGAGGCGGGCATTCTTTCATGGCCATTGTCTATTATTATCATATAAATAATTACTAAAATATATATATTAACAAGCAATGTTTTATAAAAACGAAATAGGATATATTACAATGTTAAAAGACGCCTTGAGCGGGGAATCTAAACTCACGAGAAATGGAGAAGTCTTATCGCAATTTGGATATATGATTCAATTTGAAGATATTTCAAAAGCATTTCCTTTGTTAACTACTAAAAAAGTATTCTTCAGAGGGATTGTAGAAGAACTACTATGGTTTCTTAGAGGTTCTACAGATGCAAATGAATTAAAAAATAAATATGTTAATATATGGAATGGAAATTCTTCTCGCGAATACTTAGATAGCATTGGTTTAAACAATTATCGTGAAGGAGAACTCGGGCCAGTTTACGGATGGCAGTGGCGTAAATTTGGGAAAAAATACGGAGATCACAGTGCCTGCGATGGCCATATGGGAACAGATCAATTAAAAACAATTTTAACAGAATTGCTCAAGGATAATAATAGCAGAAGAGCTGTATTATCTGCGTGGAATCCGGAAGATCTTAATAAAATGGCTTTACCCCCTTGCCATATTCTATATATTTTTAATAAAACAAGTACTGGTCTATGTTGTCTATTAACAATGCGAAGCTCAGATTTGTTTTTGGGCCTGCCTTTTAATATTGCAAGTTGCGCTTTGCTAACTATTATAATATCACATGTTCTACATATTAACGCTTCTAAAATGAGCATATCTATATCTGATGCTCATATATATATGGAACATGTTGAACAAGTAAAGACTCAAATTGAATTAGAAATATACGATTCTCCAAATCTTATTATTAAAAAACCTGCTCCGTCATTAGATTCTTCTATAGAAGAAAAAATTGAATGGATAGAAGGGCTATCATATAATGATTTTGAACTTGTTAATTATAAGTCTCATAAAAGCTTGAGTGCGCTAATGAAATAAAAATTGATCGTGGAATATATACTTCATATATTCTTGAGCAATGAATACTTTAGCAAACCTCAATAAATTTAGGGTAGAGATGCTGAAAGAACACCTCGCACGCTCTATGGTTAACCACGAAAATGAAATTATGAAGGAGACAACTCTAAAAAATGCTCATGTATATTGTGTATTAAATAGTGTTTCTGCACAGCAATACGGGCCCCTGCTTGAAAAATATATTCGTATCAGAAATAATTTTATAAAAAATGTTGCATCAGCTTGTAATGGCGATTGTTCAAAGGATGATAAGAATGCTGAGATAAAAGCATCTATAGGTGGCGCAAGACATAACAAGTTTAACTGGGTCCAGTTACGTATTTCTCACGATATTCATTATTATATCTTAACTGCATATAATCTTACAAGTAAAAATGTAGATAATCAAGGAGAATTATACGTCTTTACTGTACCCAAATATGATATGTTAACTATTATTTCAATGTATGGAGGATATGCCCATGGTACGATTAAGGAACATGGACCTATTACAATTTCTGATTTGCAAGATGAAAAAAATAAAAAAGAATATTCTTTAAGGCCTACAATTGGAGATAAGTGTTGGGTAGATATCATGAAATTTAGAATAACCGATGATCAGCTCTGACGATCAGCTCCGAATACAACTTAACAAGTTCTCCTCGACCTATTGAATTCTGCCTCGCAGTATTCTGGCTTAGAGAATAATCTAATAGGCCAAATCTCTCGATCAATAAAGATATACTTATTTTTGACTTAATCCAATGCCAACTTTTTGGACTTAATTTATCAAGACCAGTATTTACTATAGTTCCGCACTTTCCTCCATATGCTAATATTGCAAAATCAGCTCCTTTGGGCGGAGTAGGTTGTCCTCTTGTATCTAATGGGCCATATGGTAAGAATTCCCAGTCATCGTGTTTATTAGATAGCTTTATAATATCTCGAGGCTCTTCTTTTTTTTCCCATATTTGAAAACAGCACTTGGCTTGCATTGGAGGACTAAAAGAACACGGTTCTAAAGGGATATCATCATCATATACTAAATGAAACATCCTATTTAGTCTATTTTGAATACTAACACGCCTAAATGTTTTAGGTATAATAAAAGCTATTACAGAAGCCCATTCTGCTGAATGATTAAAGAACTTTACGGCCATTGAACTTATTCTTCCAAAAGGAGGATTGCCTATTACAAGGATATTTCTATTCCCAATGGACGGATGTGGAGACAGGGGTTGATGCGAAGGTGGAGACAAAGACGGACAATAATCAAAGAAATTCATCTCTATAATATCTGGGTGTTCTGGTGAAATATCAATTCCTATCTTTTTATCTGTAGGAATTTGCAATAAGAAGCTCCCATTCCCAGCACTTGGTTCAACTACTAAATCCCAATTATCCCAATTATATTTTGAACCTATTGTATTAATACAATTCAATGAGATAGCATGAATAGTATAGAATTTATCCATACCTTCTTTACGGACTTGTTTAGTATCAGACATATATATACTTAATCCTATATACATATATAGTCAATTTTTCTAAATTATACTTTAGCAGATTTGAGTAATCGCCTTCCATTTATTGAATTTTTCATCAAATTCACATGAAAATTTAATAAAGGTTATTGCATTTTTATCTCTAAATGCAGTTCTCAACAGTTTACTATCTTTCATTGTTTGAACCAATGCTATCCCGAGAGGTTTATCATTAGTATTCTCTGTTTCATATATGTTATAAATATCTGGTTCAAGAGTTTTCATTAGATACAACACTTTATGACCTTCACTTAGTTTTTGATGACCTTCGGAACCGTTAGAACCGTTGGGACCATGGACTTCTTTTGTGATATTTATAGAAGGTTGTTGTGATATCTCAGAATCAATCGTCTTAAATTCAGTGATATCCTTCGTTTTCCTTATAACATCTACGACACTCGAGTCGTCAAAGTTATATAACTTAGGTTTATATTTCAAATCATAAGGCCATATATAGATACCTCTGCATGTATAATTGAGATTTTTAGTAAGTAATTGAAGCTCTTCAATTGATTCCTTATACATATTATAGTAACATTTGACCTTATAGTTACATACGTCAATTGTACTATCAGGCGTATATTGTTTATCTAGCATATTATATATAATTTCAAGTCTCTGTGGCAATGTTTTATTGCTTAAATATTTCCCTTCATAACATATAATATCATTTATTAAGAAAGTCCATGTATCATCCTTGCATTTAACTAATTCTCCGTCAAGAAGAGTATTTTTAAATAACTTTTTATCAAAAAGTCCTCTTCCAAAAATAATTCTTGGTCTCTGATAACCAGGGTGTATTTTCTTATCTATATAATACATCGTTTCAACATCATTATATAGAGTAAAATAAAGATAGTATCTATTACCATTAGAACGTAAATTCATCAAATGATTAGTAGTCACTATATCAACATTTGATTTATCTAAGTTATGATGATGGCGCTGGAGAATTTTAATTTTATATAGAGTATTTAAATCATCTAAAATAGTATCCTTATGGTCATTACTTTTAATATTCAAAGCGATTCTGTTTGAAAAACTAATGATACCTTGCATTTTAAATACTATTATAATTATAAGTATATATCATTTTTTTAAATATGTGTGTTTTTTAATTTTTAATCTTTTATTTTGATAATCTCTACAACGCTTACCCAACATCCGTTAGAAAAACCCCATAAATCTCAATGCAAAAAATATAGATTACGCATCGTATATTATAGATATATTTTATGAAATAAAGCGAATATCTATAGTTGTTTTGTACACATTTAGAATATATTCCAATAACATCTCTATATCATAATTTATTATATTTTTCCTATCTCCATAGATCATCTTGTATACATTTTTTGCATCGTGTATATTATTTTTTAATAATATATCGTTAATATGAGAGATCTTTAACTTCGAAATAATATCCCTGATATGTTCCTTGACTGTAAAGTATGCATTCTTATATCTATCACAAAATATGTTCGAGTCTGTCGAAACATTCTTATGATAATACGAAAGATTCATTATTCTTTTATGCATACTTTTACTAACAAACTTCTTTCTTTTTTTTAAGTTAGAATTTGTAGAAACAGTAACATATATATCGTAATAGCTATATTTAGTAAATGTAATAATGAGCATCTGGATATCTGCAGGAATCTCGTGAAAATAATTATCTACAAACAGCATGTTAGATACAGTATAAAAAATTGATTGTGTATAATCAATTTTTTATACTTACAGTATATATCTTCCTCATATTTCAACAAATTTTAATACATATGATTTCAATATAATATTAGTATATAGTTCCTTCTCATAAGAGCCATAATCTTCTAAATAATCTATGCACAATATATCGCGGATATAATTTATAGAATAGTGTTTAATAAATTTATTTATATGAGATACCAGAGAATTCTGTAATTTTTCTACATAATTAGATATCACACCACTATAGCGTTCAATAACCTTTTTATTTCTATTATTGATATACTCTATATTATGTATCGTGAAAACAAATTTGTACATATGCCTGTTTAATTTTTTAGAGATAACTAATTTATCAAAATTTAAAATATGTTTTCTGCGATAAAACCATTATATCCAATTGAATATCATGAGGCAACTCATGCAAATAATTTTGAGAAAATAATCTCTTGTCATTAATGCAATTACTTTCGTTACTCTTATATCATCGGTGATATCATATATCATAATATTCGAGAGGCGCTCATTGAATATATCGTATACATCATCATAATCTATTTTCGAAGATACTTTCTATTGTTTTTTGCAAATCAGTATGTGAAAAATATACTATACTAAATAATCATTTTTTTTAAATTTTTAGATATTTTTTGAGACATATTTGAATTTTAGACTATATGTACTAAATATAATTTCTGTAAATAATGCTTTTTCATAAGAGCCTTTTTCTTCCCTCATAACAGTATGATATAATTCTGGATATCTTGGTATATATATCTTACACATATCGGTCTCATCATCGGTAAACGCATCGTCGTCTACATCATCTTCATAGCCAAACATGATTTCTTGAAGATCACTCGTTTTACATTTAGCAATAAGATTAGAAATATAGTTTTACTTTTGCATTAGTTTTTTTAATAGTAAATTAAGCAGTATTGAACTCATATGTAAAGTTCATTATTTTTCATGCAATTAATTATCTATAGACTCGTCGGCTAAATCAGCAAAGAAGCAGCTAACAATAACGCGAATATTATTCATATCTTACACCTTTGGACATTTAAAATGCCGATTTTAGTCTTTGTAATTCTTGTATTTTCTTATCTTATTTTTCTTAATATATTTGGTTTGTCTATTATATGTTCCATTTAATATTTTATTATAGTAGGCTTCTGGTATTGTTTTTATTACCTCCTTAATATTATTATTTAAGTCTTCGTAATATAATCCTTGTTTCTTTTGTAATTTAGATTTTAGAAGACTAAAAAACATTTGTATAATGTTGATATGGAACTGAATAAATCAACTTATTATTTTTATTTATTAATTCCTTAACTCTTATGTTTCTATGAGAACTTGCATTATCTAAAATGATAACCTTGTTTTTATATTTATTAGTAATAAACCTTTCTAAAAATATTAATAACCTATCACTATCTATACCACCTTTATTATATAATTCATAACCGATTAGGCCTTTTATTGAAATAGCAAAAACACCTGTATATTTTTTGAAAACTTCTTGTGAATTAGTTTTAATAACGCATATTTTACCTACTTCATTATAGCAATGATGTCTTAATTGTAAAGAGTTAATACTTGTTTCATCTATGCAAATAATGTCGTCAATATTATAATTTTTTATTTCATTATAAAAATGTTCAAAAAGAATAAATATGAGTTTAATTATATGATTAGAACTGATGGTATTTCTGTTAGTATTTTATTTATTAGAACAGACAATCAAGGGATGCCTTTAAAATATTATAATCCTAATAATAAACCAATAGATAATACAAAATATATTGAAAAAGAAATTATCACAGATGAATTAAGAAGTAAAAAGATAGTATGTGTAGATCCAGGTTGTAGTGATTTAATTTATTGTGGTAGCAAAGATGATGATGGTAATTTAGAAACATTTAGATATACTCAAAATCAAAGAAGATTAGAAACAAGAACAAAAAAATATAATAAAATTATTGAAGAAGTTAATAATACAACCTTTATAAATGGTAAGAATATTAAAGAAATTGAGAGCGTTTTAAGTAGTCATAATAAAAGAACTTGTAATTATGAAAAGTTCAAGAATTACTTTATTGAAAAAAATAAATTGAACCTATTGTTATTTTCTCATTATGAAAAGACTTTTTTTAGAAAGTTCAAATTAAACACGTATATCAATACACAAAAAAGCGAGAGTAAAATGATAAAAAACTTTACTAAAAAGTTTGGAGATCCTAATGATGTATTGTTTATAATAGGTGATTATGATAAAGGTAGTAGTAATATATGTGGGATAGAACCAACAATTTGTAAAAAGTTTAGAAGAATATTTAAGAATGCTGGATTTAGAACCTATTTAGTAAATGAATTTAGGACATCTAAAATATGTAATTGTTGCAATTGCGAAATATCACCATTTATGATAAGACAAAGTCATAAACCAAATGATATCAAAGTTAATGAAAAAATAACTATTAATGGATTACTTTCTCATCAAGAGGATAAGCAGAAATGCGAGATAATTCATAATAGAGATAAGAACGCTGTTAAAAATATGTTAAATATTGTAAAGAGTATATTTACAATAGGAAGAAGACCCGACATATTTACGAGAATTCATACATAGTCCACGCTATGTACTAACCAAATTTTTACAACCTTTAGATATTTTTAGCTGTTAAATCGGCATTTTAAATGTCCAAAGGTGTAAAAAGACACCAAATACCGAATTATTATTATTAATATCATTTTTTTATATAATAATAATAAATTATCATTACCTTTATTTCTTAGATTTTCCTATCATCCTCTCAATTTTGAGTAACAGAGCGTATAATTAGAAAAAATAAATTATAGGCTCATCTACTAATTTTTTTCTAAGCATTTAATAGAATAACTTATACACACCAATGTCTTCAGGAGTGCTGCATAGATTAATAGAAAAAAAAGGTAAGCAATTATCTAAATTTTTAGGAATAGATTCTGTGCCAAGTACTCAGTTAATTGCTGATATGCAAGCAAGAATTAACAATCCTATCTTTAAGCTCAGTATGACCGATTATGAAGATATGTGTGGTAACAAGATGATGACTAAAATGATGTCTAAAGTTATAGGTTGTGAAGAGAAACAGCTCAAAAAGTTCTGTAAATATATCAATGTCTTTGCAGAGAATATCAAGTCATCTCCAAAATCCATCAAGAATAAAATGAAGGTAACAAAAAGCATTAATGCATCAAAAAGAAAAGGAAGCCTACATGTATTACCAGATGATATCCTTGAAAAAATAGTAGAGAAATACAAGACAATTTTTAAAATAAAATATAAACTAAAAGACTGGATACCAAAATATAAATTAAATTGGGATTATTTACATTTCCAAAATCATTCTATAGAATTATTAAAAGAAAATCCAACTAAAATAAATTGGCGTTTGTTATCCGGAAATCCAAGTGCTATAAAATTATTAAAGACTAAAATTAACGAAGAAAATGAAATATCCGAAGATGATTATAACGATTTAGATAAATCTAAAAAAATATATTGGCCATATTTATCATTAAATCCAAATCCAGAAGCTATAGAATTGTTAAAAGCTAATCTTGATAAAATAGATTGGTATAATTTATCAAAAAATCCAAATTCAGAAGCAATAGAATTATTAAAAAAATATCCTGAAAAAATAGATTGGAGTGAATTATCAGACAATCCAAGTCCAGAAGCAATAAAATTATTAAAAGCAAATCTTTATAAAATACATTGGAGTGTCTTATCAGAAAATCCAAGCGCTATAGAATTATTAAAAGAAAATCAAGATAAAATAGATTGGGATGTATTATCTGCAAATCCCAACGCTATAGAATTATTAAAAGAAAATCAAGATAAAATAGATTGGGATGTATTATCTACAAATCCCAAAGCTATAGAATTATTAAAAGAAAATCAAGATAAAATAGGTTGGGATTGGTTTAATTTATCAGCAAATCCAAGTGCAATAGAATTATTAAATGCAAATCCTGATGAAATAAATTGGTATGGTTTATCTTTAAATCCAAATCCAGAAGCAATTGAATTATTAAAAGAAAATCAAGATAAAATAGATTGGTATAGATTATCAGAAAATCCAAGTGCAATAGAATTATTAAAAGAAAATCAAGATAAAATAGAATGGAATGCTTTATCATCAAACCCAGCAATTTTCGATGAAATATTAGAATAATTATTTTAATTTTCTAAGTATTTAATAGAATAACTTATACACACAAATGTCTTCTGATGTACTCCGAAGATTAACTGAGAAGAAAGGTAAGCAATTATCTAAATTTTTGGGAATAGATTCTGTACCCAGTACTCAGCTAATTGCTAATATGCAATCAAGAATTAACAATCCTATCTTTAAGCTCAGTATGACCGATTATGAAGATATGTGTGGTAACAAGATGATGACTAAAATGATGTCTAAAGTTATAGGTTGTGAAGAGAAACAGCTCAAAAAGTTCTGTAAATATATCAATGTCTTTGCAGAGAATGTCGAGTCGTCTCCAAAATCTATCAAGAACAAAATGAAGGTAACAAACAGCATTAATGCATCAATGCGGAAAGGAAGCCTATCTGTATTACCAGATGATATCCTTGAAAAAATAGTAAATAAATACAAGACCATTTTCAAAATAAAATATAAACTAAAAGATTGGATACCTCCCAAGAAATTAGATTGGCATTATTTATCAAGAAATCCAAATGCCATAGAATTATTAAAAGAAAATCCTAAAAAAATAGATTGGGAAATGTTATCTAAAAACCCAAATCCAAAAGCATTAGAATTATTAAAAGCCAATCTTGATAAAATAAATTGGGAATGGTTATCAAGAAATCCAAATCCAGAAGCAATTGAATTATTAAAAGAAAATCAAGATAAAATAGATTGGGAATTTTTATCAAGAAATACAAATCCAGAAGCAATAGAATTGTTAAAAGAAAATCGAGATAAAATAGATTGGACTTGGTTATCTAAAAACCCAATCCCGGAAGCTATAGAATTATTAAAATCAAATCGTGGTAAAATAGATTGGGATTATTTATCAATAAATCCAAATGACGAAGCTATAGAATTATTAAAAGCAAATCGAGATAAAATAAATTGGCATTGGTTATCTAAAAACACAAATCCAAAAGCATTAGAATTATTAAAAGCCAATCGTGGTAAAATAGATTGGGAATTGTTATCAAGAAATACAAATGACGAAGCAATAGAATTATTAAAAAAAAATCCCAAAAAAATAGATTGGTATTGGTTATCTGCAAATTCAAATCCAAATGCTATAGAATTATTAAATAAAAATCAAGATAAAATAATTTGGTATATGCTATCAATAAATCCAAACGCTATAAAATTATTAGAAGCAAATCGTGAAAAAATAGATTGGAATGAATTATCAAGAAATACAAATCCAGAAGCAATAGAATTATTAAAAGCTAATCCTGATAAAATAAATTGGTTTTGGTTATCAGGAAACCCAGCAATTTTCGATGAAATATTAGAATAATTATTTTTATTTTCTAAGTATTTAATAGAATAACTTATACACACAAATGTCTTCTGATGTACTCCGAAGATTAACTGAGAAGAAAGGTAAGCAATTATCTAAATTTTTGGGAATAGATTCTGTGCCCAGTACTCAGCTAATTGCTAATATGCAATCAAGAATTAACAATCCTATCTTTAAGCTCAGTATGACCGATTATGAAGATATGTGTGGTAACAAGATGATGACTAAAATGATGTCTAAAGTTATAGGTTGTGAAGAGAAACAGCTCAAAAAGTTCTGTAAATATATCAATGTCTTTGCGGAGAATGTCGAGTCGTCTCCAAAATCTATCAAGAACAAAATGAAGGTAACAAACAGCATTAATGCATCAATGCGGAAAGGAAGCCTGTCTGTATTACCAGATGATATCCTTGAAAAAATAGTAAAAAAATATAAGACAATTTTCAAAATAAGATATAAACTAAAAGACTGGATACCTCCTAATAAATTAGATTGGCATTATTTATCAAGAAATCCAAATGCCATAGAATTATTAAAAACAAACCCATATGAAATAGATTGGCAATTTTTATCTGGAAATCCAAATCCAGCTGCTATAGAATTATTAAAGGCAAATCAAAAAAAAATATATTGGCCATATTTATCTTCAAATCCAGAAGCAATTGAATTATTAAAAGCAAACTTTGATAAAATATATTGGATTATGTTATCTGCAAATTCAAATCCAGAAGCTATAAAATTATTAAAAGCAAATCAAGATATTATAGATTGGATTATGTTATCTGCAAATTCAAATCCAGAAGCTATAGAATTATTAAAAGCAAATCAAGAAAAAATAGATTGGGAATTATTATCGAAAAATAGAAATCCAGCCGCAATAGAATTATTAAAAGCAAATCTTGATGAAATAGATTGGTGGTATTTATCAAGCAATCCAAATGACGAAGCAATAGAATTATTAAAAGAAAATCCCAATAAAATAAATTGGATTTCTTTATCTGGAAATCCAAATCCAGCTGCTATAGAATTATTAAAAGATAATCCTGATAAAATAGAATGGGATGTCTTATCAGAAAATATAAATCCAGCTGCTATAGAATTATTAAGAGAAAATCTCGATAATATAGATTGGATTTCTTTATCAAATAATCCAAATCCAGCAGCTATAGAATTATTAAAAGCAAATCAAGGAAAAATAGATTGGCATATGTTATCATTCAATCCAAATGCAATAGATTTATTAAAAGAACATAAGACTAAAATAAATTGGGATGGATTATCACAAAATCCAAATCCAGAAGCAATTAAATTATTAAAAGAAAATCAAACTAAAATAAATTGGAAATGGTTATCAAAAAACCCAGCAATATTTGATGAAATATTAGAATAATGATTTATTACTCATTTTTCTATATCAAGATAAAGAGTTGTAATTCAATAAAATTATAAGATACCTTCCTTGTTTCAAAGTGTATCTGATTTATATATTATTTTTTTAAGTATTTTAATAGAATAACTTATAAATAGTAATGTCTTCAGGCACGCTTCATAGATTAACAGAGAAAAAAGGTAAGCAGTTATCTAAATTTTTAGGAATAGATTCTGTACCCAGTACTCAGCTAATTGCTAATATGCAATCAAGAATTAATAATCCTCTCTTTAAGCTCAGTATGACCGATTATGAAGATATGTGTGGTAACAAGATGATGGTTAGAATGATGTCTAAAATTATAGGTTGCGAAGAGAAACAGCTCAAAAAGTTCTGTAAATATATCAATGTCTTCGCAGAGAATATCAAGTCATCTCCAAAATCCATCAAAAAACAAAATGAAGGTTACAAACAGCATTAATTCATCAAAAAGAAAAGGAAGCCTGTCTGTATTACCAGATGATATCCTTGAAAAAATAGTAGAGAAATACAAGACAATTTTAAAAATAAAATATAAACTAAAAGACTGGATACTTCCTGAGAAATTAGATTGGCATTATTTATCAAGAAATCCAGCCGCTATAAAATTATTAAAAGCAAATCAATATAGAATAGATTGGGATTTATTATCGAATAATACAAATCCAGCTGCTATAAAATTATTAAAAGCAAATCAATATAGAATAGATTGGGATTTATTATCGAATAATACAAATCCAGCTTCTATAGAATTATTAAAAAATAATCCTAAAAAACTAAGTTGGAAATTGTTATCAAGAAATCCAAGAATTTTTGATGAAATATTAGAATAACCCTTATAATTTATCACATAAGTATCATAAATGTATTCAATATGTCGCCCTCCATGCCTATCAAGATACTTCTCTGAGATTCCTATCATCTACCTAATTATTTTTTCTACGTATTTAATAGAATAACTTATACATATCAATGTCATCTGATGTACTCCGAAGATTAACAGATAAGAAAAGTAAGCAATTATCTAAATTTTTAGGAATAGATTCTGTACCAAGTACTCAGCTAATTGCTAATATGCAATCAAGAATTAACAACCCTATCTTTAAGCTAAGTATAGAAGATTATGAAGCCATGTGCGAAAATAAGATGATGACTAAAATGATGTCTAAAGTTATAGGCTGTGAAGAGAAACAGCTCAAAAAATTCTGTAAATATATCAATGTCTTCGCTGATAATATCAAGTCATCGCCAAAATCTATCAAGAACAAAATGAAGGTTACAAACAGCATTAATGCATCAATGCGAAGAGGAAGCCTAAATGTATTACCAGATGATATTCTTGAAAAAATAGTAAATAAATACAAGACCCTTTTTTCAAGGATTAAATATAAACTAAAAGATTGGATACCTGTTAAAAAAATAGCTTGGGATTATTTATCAATAAATCCAAATGCTATAGAATTATTAAAAGAAAATCGTGATAAAATAGATTGGGAAATGTTATCAAGAAATACAAATGCTATAGAATTATTAAAGGAAAATAAAACTAAAATAGATTGGAATAGGTTATCGGCAAATCCCGCAGCTATAGAATTATTAAAAAAAAATAGAAGAAAAATAAATTGGTATTGTTTATCTCAAAACCCAAATCCAAAAGCAATAAAATTATTAAAAAAAAATCCGGATGAAATAGTTTGGTTTACTTTATCAGAAAATCCAAATCCAGAAGCAATAGAATTATTAAAAGCATATCCCGATGAAATAAATTGGCAATTTTTATCAGGAAATCCAAATCCAGAAGCTATAAAATTATTAAAAGCTAATCCTGAAAAAATAAAATGGCCGTTTTTATCAGAAAATCCAAATCCAGAAGCTATAGAATTATTAAAAGAAAATCCTAAAAAAATAGTTTGGGAATTATTATCTTCAAATCCAAAAGCAATAGAATTATTAAAAGAAAATCAAGATAAAATAAATTGGAAAAATTTATCAGAAAATCCAGCCGCGATAGAATTATTAAAAGAAAATCAAGGAAAAATATATTGGAAATGGTTATCAAAAAACCCTGCAATTTTTGATGAAATATTAGAATAATTATTTATTATTAAGATAAAGATGTTTTATTTTTCTAACCATATTAATAGAATAACTTATACATAACAATGTCTTCTGGCGATCTGCAAAGATTAACTAAGAAAAAAGGTAAGCAATTATCTAAATTTTTAGGAATAGAATCTGTTCCCGATACTAACTTTATTATAAAAATACAAGAGAAAATTAAAAATCCAATGTTTAAACTTTCAATGAATGATTATGAAATGTTGTGTGGTGATAAGACGATGACTAAAGTGTTGACTAAAGTTTTTGATTGTGACTTGAAACAGCTCAAAAAGTTTTGTAAATATATCAATGTCTTCAAGGATAATATTAATTCATCTCCAGAATCTATTAAGAAAAAAATGAAGTTATCAAACCGTATTAATGCATCAATGCGAAGAGTAAGCCTATCTGTATTACCAGATGATATCCTTGAAAAAATAGTAAATAAATATGAGTCACTTTTTTCAAGGATTAAATATAAACTAAAAGACTGGATACCTCCTGAGAAATTAGATTGGAATTTTTTATCAAGAAATCCAAATGCCATAGATTTATTAAAAGAAAATCAAGATGAAATAAATTGGGAATGGTTATCAAGAAATACAAATGACGGAGCATTAGAATTATTAAAAGAAAATCTTAATAAAATAGATTGGTATTGGTTATCAGCAAATTCAAATCCAAATGCCATAGAATTATTAAAAAAAAATCAAGATAAAATAATTTGGTATATGCTATCAATAAATACAAATGCTATAGAATTATTAAAAGAAAATCAAGATAAAATAAATTGGTCATATTTATCCTCAAATCCAAATCCAGAAGCAATTGAATTATTAAAAACAAACTTTGATGAAATAGATTGGGATGTACTATCAGAAAATCCAAATCCAAAAGCAATAGAATTATTAAAAGCAAACTTTGATAAAATAAATTGGGAATGGTTATCAGCAAATCCAAATCCATATGCAATAGAATTATTAAAAGCTAACTTTGAAAATATAGATTGGTGTAATTTATCAGAAAATACAAATGCCGAAGCAATAGAATTATTAAAAGAAAATCCTACAAAAATAGTTTGGCAAAATTTATCTTCAAATCCAAAAGCAATAGAATTATTAAAAAAAAATCAATATAA